AAGCAGAAGAAGATTTTAAACCTCATCAAATGTATGATCCTAAGACAGGCGATGCTCTTATGGCAGCTACTTACGAACAACATCTTGATTTGAAGGAAAGAGGCTACACTCACAATAAGCCCCTTACAAAAAGTATTGAAGGTCAAATCCTAAAGGCTGACGAAGAACAACGTCTAGTCTATGGGTGGGCCTCAGTCGTTACTGAGAAGGGTGAGCCAGTGGTTGACCGTCAAGGTGACGTAATAGAACCTGAGACACTTGTTAAGGCTGTCAACAGCTTTATGGAACATATTCGTGTCGGTAAGCAAATGCATACAGGGGAGCAGATTGGGTCAGTTATCCATTCTATGCCTATCACTAAAGAGATTGGTGACTCCCTTGGCATACAGAGTGACCGTGAGGGCTGGATTGTAGCTTTCAAAGTCCATGACGATAATGTCTGGGCAAAGGTCAAGTCTGGTGAACTTGCGGCCTTCTCTATTGGGGGTCGTGCAATCAAGGAGGACTATAGTGCCTAACCTTTTAAAACAGCTTGAGTTGGAGGAATTGTCTTTGGTGGATCGTCCAGCAAACGCACAGGCAACAGTCTCCTTGTACAAGCGTGATAATTCCAGTGGAGAACCTATGGAACATGAAGTAGAAAAAATGTCTGATGATCTTAAAGCTAAACTGAAGCCATACATGGATAAAGGTATGTCTGAAGAAGAGGCCATGAAGATGTATAATATGGACATGAAGAAAGCTGATGAAGCAACTGCTGAAGAGCTAGAGATCGAAACCCTTAAAGCCGTTGAAGCCTCTTTGAAAGAAGAGAACGAACGTCTTCGTAAATCACTTATCGACAATGGATATGTCATTAAAGCTGACATCATCGAAAAGAAAGTCGAGCCTGAGTATGTAGAGTATGAAGGTGAGCAAATCAACAAATCTGACATCCCTGCGCCTATCCTTAAGGCTCTGGAAGCAGCAGAAGTTGCTAAGGCAGATGCTGAACTGACTAAACGTGCAGAAGAAGCTCTACCTAACTTCAACATCGACGTAGCTAAATCACTTATTGCTAAGTTTGATGAAGATGAAAGTGTCATGGAAGCCTTGAAGGGTGCAGATGCAGTCTTTGCGGAATCTATGGAAGAATTTGGTAAGTCCGATGCAGATGGTAACTTTGCTACCGCACAAGACAAGCTAGATGCCCTCGTTAAGTCTTATATGGACGAAAACAAAATCAAGAAGAGCCAATATGCTGTAGCTTATGCTGCAGTTGCTAAGACCGATGAAGGTAAAGCTCTTATCAACAAATCCTATAAAGGAGAATAAACATGGCTGTAATGCAGTCCCGTGATACACGGTCTTTTGTTGCTGGGGAAGACCTTTCAGCAAAACAATTTAAGTTCGTTACTCTTGAGAGTGATGGACAAGTAGACGTTGCAGACTCTGCTGGTGAAAACTGTATTGGTATTCTGTTGAATGCCCCTACTGCTGGAGCCGCTGCTACTGTAGCAATCTCAGGTAAAGTAATGGTAGAAGCTGGTGGAACTATTGCCGCTGGTGCAGCCGTTCAAGCCGATGCAGACGGTAACGCACTTACCGCCGCTTCTGGCGATGTTGTTATGGGTTATGCTTTGGAAGCAGCAGTTGATGGTCAGATCATGGCTATTGAACTCATCCAAGGCGGTAACGTCGTAGCTTAATCCAGCATAGAAAGGAATAAATAATGCCCTTGCTGACTCCATCCGCAGTGCATGTAGATCAGCCGCTGACTAACCTCACGCTGGCTTATGCACAATCACAAGAAAACTTTATCGCTGATAAGGTATTCCCAACAGTAGGCGTTCAGAAACAATCTGACAAATACTACATCTATGACCGTGCGAACATGAATCGTACTGGTGACGTAGAGAAACTAGCTCCACGTACAGAAGTAAACCGTATCGGTATGACCATCTCAAACAGCAGCTACTTTGCTGACGTTTATGGTCTTGGTATGGACTTTGATGAACAGACTTTGGCTAACGAAGATGCTGCATTAGAGATCCGTTCTGCTGGTGCTGAAACTCTGGCGATGCGTCTGATGATCCATCGTGAAGAGCAGTTTGCTACAAACTTCTTCTCAGATAACATCTGGGGAACCAACTATGACGGTGCTGGCGCAACAGCAGGAACTAACTTCCTGTATTGGGATAATGCTGCTGCTAAACCAATCCAAAACGTAACTGACCTACGCCGTGTAATGCAGCTTAAGTCAGGTGGCTTCAAGCCAAACACAATGGTTGTTGGTAAAGAAGTACGTGATGCTCTGGTAAACAACGCAGACATCTTAGCTCGCTTGAACGGTGGCGCAACTGTAACCAACACAGCTTTGGTAACTGATGCTAAACTGGCTGAGATCTTTGAAGTAGAGAACTTCTACGTCATGGAAGCTGTCAAGAACTCATCCGTTGAAGGTGTTGCAGAAAGCAATGCGTTTATCGGTGGTAAACATGCTATGTTGTGCTACACACCAAACAATGCTGGTCTTATGTCACCAGCCGCTGGTTTGACCTTTGCTTGGAATAACCTTGAAGGTGTAAACAACTTAGGTATCACTGTTGAGTCATTCTCAGATGATGCTCTTAAGCGTCAACAGATTGCTGAGATGATCCAAGTTAAGATGTCTTACGATATGCAAATCGTAGGTGCTGACTTGGGTGCCTTCGTAAACGGCATCGTACAGTAAGTATTTACTATGGTGGGGGCTGTAATGGCCCTCACTTCCCCTTAATCAAAGGATTACCCGATGTTCCTTAATGAGCCGATGCAGTACGACAGACCACTCTTTGTTACCCTGACTATGAAAGCACAAGGCCGCACCTTCAATGCTGGTGATGAGCTTAAGTGGAAAGAGATAGGTCTAGATAAAGAATTAGTAAAGATACTCTACAGAGAAGGTAGACTAAGACACAGTTCAACTCTTGAAGCTGAAACCAAAGTAGGTGACGGACTAGAGGTACTTGATGTCGATGGGCTACACAACCTAGTAAACGGTATCAACGAGAAAGTAAAATCTAAGACAAAATCTGACGCTGAGTTCCAAAAGAAGAAGTGTAAGAAGTCTAAGATAGCTGATAAACAACGTGGGCTTATTCGTAGCTGGCGTAGAAATTATGGTCACATGGAGACTGATTGATTATGGCTTGGTCGTATGATGCAACAAACTTAGGTACAAGTACTGTAGCGGAGAGATTAAACTCTGTTAGATTGCTTGTAGGTGATACTGACACTAACGACCAACAAGTACAGAATGAAGAGATTATCTTCGCTCTCAATCAAACAAGTGACAACGTGTATTATGCTGCTGCATGGTCTGCTAGAACGATAGCTGCACAATACTCTCGTAGGGTTACACAGAACTTGTCAGGCGCACTCAGTGCTGACTACAGCGACTTACAAGAGCACTATACTAGCCTAGCTGAGACACTAGAGCATCAAGGTAAGAAGACTGGTGCTGTACTGGGTATTAAAGCTGGTGGTATTAGTATAGCTAGGGTAGATGCTGTAAGGCAAGATACAGACCGTGTTCCAGCATCCTTCCGCAGGGATAGATTTAAGAACCCACCAAGTTACAGTGGTGATGACTACGACTATAGTTAAGGGGTAGGTGATGGCATTCTCAAGAGGTTATAACCTACTTAAGATGGTTGATGAGTTTGGGGAACCCCTTACTTTAAAGAAGAAGACTACAGCAGGGACTTACGATCCTACTACAGGGACAGTAACAGGTTCTGCTACAACCGACTACAGTTTTACTGGATACTTCTACAACTACGATCAAGGTATCATAGCTAACGTAGATGAGATCCGTAGAGGCACCCGTAAATGTGTAGTACCAGCTTTAGGATTAGAAGTAGAACCCGATGACGAAGATCAGATTATTGGTAACGGTGACACAGTTAATGTCATTTCTGTTGTTACTATATTTTCTAATGGGGTCAAGATTTGTTTCTTGTGTGATGTGAGAGAATAATGAGAACTCAATTAAAGGTCATGCCTTCCCTACAAAGAAAGATAGATGGTCTTAAACAACTAGCTGAACAACAAGTAGAGCGCAAGCTAACAGATATGGCAGTTGATGCTGTCGGTTTAGGTACAATAAGAGTTCCTGTAGATACTGGTGCATATGTAACATCTTTCTCATTTAATGTGGGTGCTGGTAGACCCAGAGGTAAAAGCTCAAAAGGTAAGCCTAGAAATCAAAACGCTGTAGCTAAGATGAATGAGGGTCTAAGTAATCTTATTCAAGATATAGAAAGAATACCTTCGTTACTAGATACTACACGTATAGAACTTCGTAACAATAGTCCTCATGCCCGTGATGTTGAACGTGGAGAAGGTTGGCCCAGAACTAATGGCTACTTTGTGTTTACCCAACTAAAGAGAAAGTATAACCGTGGCTAGTATCTATAATGACATACGTGCAGCGCTTGAGAACAAGTTAGCTAATACCTCTAATTTACCTAGTGGGATAGCTTATGAGAATGTCTCATTTAGCCCAACGACAGGTACAAGTTACCTACAAACTAATTTCCTCCCGACACTTCGTAGACCCGCTGTAAGAGGTTTAAACCCACAACAGAGATACGATGGTGTGTTTGTTGTAACTGCCTACACCCCAGAAGGTAATGGCCCCGCCGCTGCTGATGCCTTAGCTAATACTGTCTTAGAGGCT